GATGAGGACTGCGCAGCCGCCGCGTTCATGCATCTCGCCGCCTTCGCGGTAGAGCTCCACGACACTGTAAGCTGCCTGTTCCAGCTCCTCCGGGTCTATCATGTCGTCATGGTAGTCTTCTATTTGCTTTCCGCCGGCAGTTACCGCCACATTGGCCCATCCAAACGCTAGCATCTTATCATCGTCTGACTTCTGGATTTTAAAGCGGCCTTTCAGTACGCCAGAGGTCTGCTGCTTCGGTTCGGGTTGCCTTGCCGGGAGCCCGACCAGGTCGCTGAACCTGACCATGGTATCAACCTCCTTTGCAATAGAGTAGGGAAGCCATGAAAGTGGCTTCCCTACTCTATTTCGTTATTCTGTTATGAGTTATATGACAATATATCACCGGGTTGGCGCCCATGTCATCGTGTTCATCCTTTGCTCTCGCTTCCTCCTTCTGCCATCCTTATTATCTCTTCCACCGATGTTCCGAAGTGCGATGTAATTCGTACAAGGTCTTTTACTGTATGTCTTTGCCGCCCATTCTTTATCGAAAATATGACATCCGTGCTTAACCCAGCGTCTCTGGCGCATCTTTCTATATCTTCGAGCCTATGTCCATATTTTTCGGTTATCATTGCATTGATTATATTCCCGACCGCTTTAGCCTCGCCCTTTTCTCTTGCTTCTTCTGGTGACAGATATCCTTTTGCTACGAGAGCGTTGAAAGCGTCTTGTGGAGTAAGAAAAATCCTAACCCCTAAGTCCTTTTTGGTAAAATAACCATGCCTGCGAACATAGATTTTTGGGTTATCGTTCTCTTCGTCAATAACGATACTAGTTACCCATCGCCTCGAAATCTCTGACTTATTTCTGTCGTTAATCATGTAAACATCTTGTCCTGGTTTTATGTTTCCCGGTATTATTGCTGTTCCGTCCTTGTAGTTCATATCCTTACGCCTCCTCTCGTGCTGATAGGCTGTTTGAATATTTCTTCTGGCGTCTTTCCTGCACGTATCCTGTTGGCGATTGTATTTCGGTGTATGCCCGTTATTTTTGCCCATTCTGCCACGGTGTGCATTTGTCCGTGGTATTCAATAAATACGCTTTGTCTCTTATTTCTGAGGTTCTCCTTCTTAGTTACCCATCGGCAGTTACCTGGCTCGTAGTCTCCGTCGTTGTTTATACGGTCTATCTGGAGGCCATCGGCGTAACCGTTCTCCATAGCCCAGTCGTAGAAGACTTGAAAGTCATCTTGCCACTCCGGGCAGACCGAAATTCCTCGGTTGCCGTAATTGCTGTATGAAGCATTGTTCTGGTTATTGCATCGCTGTTTCATTTCCTCCCAAACCTTATAGAGTTTTGTTCTGCTCTGCTTATGCTTTGTCCTTCGTTTTGCTCTTTGACACCCACAACTTCGAATTGAACCACGCACAAGATGTGTGGATAAAATTGTCTTTTCTTCTCCGCAGTCACATCGACAGTTCCATCTAGCATGTCCGTTTTTGTCTGGCTCTGCCTCACCTATAACTGTCAACCTTTCAAACCTCCGCCCAGTCAAATCTATTTTTCTCATGGCATCACCTTTTACCTTTTACCTATTACCTTTTACCTATCACCGTCTACCTTATTAACTCATAATGGTGCTTGTCTTGTACAAGCACCATGTTGGTACGGTGCTTGTCAGATGCTTATTCTTTTTCATTATCAGGTAGCCACCAAAAGCAGTTATCCGGTGAATATCCTTCGTCCTGGTTATATCTAAGCAGCTTCGCACCCGGCTGGTATCTGTTATCAATACTCCACGCCCTGAAGTTTTCCACATCGTCAAACCATTCTCTGCAGAAAGAAATCCCCTTACCGCCGAAGTCGCTATATTTTTCGCTTGATTTGTCATAACATGCTCTTCTTAGGTTGCGATAAGTGTTAAATAGCTGTGTATATTGGTTTTTGTAGCTTCTTGTGGCCGTTATCTCTTTTTTCAAACAGCCACAACTTAAAACCCTCCCTGCTCTCAGGGTGCTGGTTATGGCGACCGTCCAGTTACCGCACTCACACTGGCAGGCCCATTCTACTCCATCTTCGCCAGGGCCGACTTCATATATAACAGTTAGCCTTCCAAACTTCTGCCCCGTAAGGTCGAGTTTCCTCATTTCATTGCCTCCGCCCATAGTCTGGTTGCGGCACGGAACCCTGCAAAGAAGAATTCCTTATCGCGTTCATCATGGCTGGAGCTTATAAGAGCTTCGACTTCCATGTATTCCTTGTGTGGCAGCATGGTCGACAGGATTTCATGGTAACGCATGGTTTCTTGCGACATTGGAGCGTGGCTTTGCTCCACGCAGTAAGCTTCATACAGTTTTTCAATCTGTGACATTCTATTAACCTCCTTGATTTTCCCCCGGAGGCTTGATAGAATGTATTTATCAGCCTCTTGCGGGGTTGGTGGTTTTTTGGGTAGCCGGTTCTTTTGCGGAGATTGCGGCTGCCCTTTTAATTTTCTTGGATATCCGCTTTGAGCTTATTTATTCCTCTGCGTATCGCCTCGGCTTTATCAACATTTTCCTGTTTACAGTATTTCTGCAGAATGTTGTTTGTGTCTTTGTTGATACGCACCGTTATTCTTGTGTCTTTTGGATTGTCACTCAGCGGCCTACCCATTTTAGGCGGCATCATATCACCTCACTTTTTGGCTGCCATTAAATAAACTATAAATATTTTCAGCCAAAAAGTCAAGGCTTTTTTCATCTCTGATTTTGGTTGATGATGAGTAAATGGTAAAACAAAAGGCACCGGGTAATATTCCGATGCCTATTGGCTACCTTTTCTATTTTTCCACACAATGGTTTCGATGGTTTTTTGTGTCTTGCCTATGTAGTTCTTTTATTGAGTGGGGACTGCCTCTATTGTTTTACCAACTATCACCAGTTCAGTAGTTTTCCCTCCTAATTTATTATCAGCTTCTACTTGCCCTACAGGAGTCCCATATAATACGACGGCATCTCCAACTTTAGTTTTGCCCGTAGATCCAATGTGCAAATAATCAATATAAGTACCATCATCAGTTACTAATACAATCTCCCCACATTCTCCCCCAGTCGCTTTATATAAATCACTACCTGGAGGATATTCTTGGACAATTGCTGCTAATCCAGTGACTTTTATAATTTTCCCATAATATTTCCATGGTGCTTTAAATGATTCGGTCGGCGTAACTGCTTCTACTGTTTGTTTTGGATTAGCGAGTTCTTTTATAAAATCTATTGCCACTGATACATTTCCGTTTGTTTCAATATTCAAATCCTCAGTATTCCACGATAGTTTGGGTTTTGTATTTACGTTCGACCGCGCCTGATTTTCTTCGTTGTTTTGCTCTTGCATGGGAGACGAAGCAGGGGCGACTGTATTTCCTTCCTTGGCGGCTTGCTGTCCAGCTTCATATCCTTCTTTGGCTGATGGCGAAACAGCCATGCCCACAATAAACAAAACTAATGCTGTACCTGCTAATATCCCTATTTTTTTGTACTCCCAACCTTTCTTAGAAATAACTTTAATAATCAGCATCACTACGGCCACGAGAAGCCCTAAAAAACCTAAAACTCCAACAAAAGCACCCAAAATTTCCCACCTCCTCAATGTTTTAATGAGGTAATTCTACGTTGTTGCAAAAATTCCCTGCTATTTTTACAAAAATTTCAGTAATGTCAAGCGTTCCCCTCATTGAAAATATCATTTTTATTGAGCGTTTTGTTTTACTGTTTTGATGTGGAGTTTTTCTTGTGCATGTCATATGCTTGTACGGTGGTTACCCGGTGTTTAGCCATAAGGTTCTTTGAATATCCTCTTAATGCGTGGCATCGCCCTTTCGATTATCGGTTCTCTGAATGGCCTGGGGTCTATCTGGTTGGTGCCTTTTTCAAGTGGTTCTGCATATTTTACGTCAGTGTAAATGGTTGCCGTGTGAACTGTTATATTTCCCGCATGTTCGGCGGTATTTTTTTGTCTCCAACTTCTCCTTAACATATCGCTGCGGTTCGCTGGTGGCTCGCCTGGCGCTGAAGCTCTATATGTCGCTTTTTTTGTGTATGGTTTTCGGTAAACTCTTCCGCTTCTGTGTCCTTCGAGTACGTTTAATGCTGAATTTCGGAGCTCGTTGGCGGCCCTGAAGGCCCTCGAGTGCACTTGCCGGTTAACATCCTCAACGATTTTTTCTACAATGCCCTTTATGTCAATATCCATAAACTATCCCTCCTGTTCTAACTCCACGTATTCGACAGCACAATGGCATCCTGGATGTGCTGGTGGAAGGTAAAACTTCAATCCGTTTACTTCAAAATAAGCCTCCATTGGTACCTCTTTACCCTCCAAAGATCCGCAAATCGGACACACGCTTTCATTTTTCGCTGTACTCCATTTCTTGTTTAATTTCCCGATTAAGTCTTCTGCTTGCGCCTGCTGGATACCTTCGTGCGCCCCGAAGTTATACGCATATGCGAGCTCCGTCTGGGCGATGTTATATGCTCTGTATCGGTGCTGCCTTTCAGCATACTTCAGGGCCGCTTCCCGGGCCTTCTTGGCTGCTGTGGCCTCCTTCATGCCGGGATTATTCGCCATCAGACTTTCCTTGACGTGGTTGTAATACTTAAGGTTTGCCTTTGCTTGTGGCTCAGTCAGGCCAATGGTTGGCCGGATGGCTCTTGATAATTCGTCTACCGTCCATACGCCTGAATGTGACTGCGAGATTAATGCACTGATTGCCTCCTTTTGTTCCTGTGTCGCTTGCGTTACAAATTGCGCTCCTCTCTCGATTATCCATCTTTGTATGGTCTCTGTTGTCGGGTCGAATAAGAAGCCGTAAAGCTCCAACAGTTCCGCATTTGCCGCTTCCATTGCTGTTATCCACATTGGGTTCAGGCGGTCAGTAACGAACTTTGCATAATCCTGCCGCCAGGCTTCCAGTGTCTTTTCGTCAATATACCCATTGAGGATTGCCTCTCTTAACTCTCGGTATGTGATGGCATTCTTCTGGTCATCCCAAAACTGAGTTAAGAAATAAACCGGCTCCGGGGTAGATGCCCGCAGGAACTCGTTAAGCTTATCGAGAACATGCTGGGCAGCCACACTCTTCTTTTTTGCTTTGTAGATGAGGCACGGCTTTGCCTTGCATATCCTGAAACTCATTCATCATCCCTCCCCAGCCGCTTTTTAGCCTTTTGTACAGCTTCGTCATCGTCCTCCGGTGGCTCCAGATCGGCCTGGTCGGTTTTTTGTCTGGGGTTGGCCTTTCGCCCTTGGCGTGTCTGGCGTGGTTGGGGTGCTGTATCATCGTCCAAACGCTCCGGTAATCCTGCCACCTCGCGCACATAGTCTTCTATGCCATCATCTGGTATCAAAATACCCACACCGGTCATGTCCTTGATGTAGGCCGCCAGCGCCTGAATGTCCGCGCTCTCAATATCACCGTGCTCCAGGGTGGGATAATCTGTAATCCCTGCAAAGTGTTGAGCATTTAAATCAATCAATGCCGGGATAGCTTTATTGTTAAATGTTTCGCATACAATATCTAAATAAGCGCCTACAGCCATTGAGAATAATTCGGTCTTGTCGCTGCTCAAGGCAAAGCTGCCCACTTGCTGGTGCCCAAGCAGTACGAAGTCTGCAAGGACAGTCATGGCTATTCGGGTATCGTATCGCTCGATGATGGCGTTGGTATCGAACTGGCGCCGGCCACCGGTGCTCAATAGCTGTAGCTCCCAGCCTGCCGGGAGGCTCAAGCCTTCCATGCTGTCGCGGCGGATGTTCTGGACGATTTTCTCTGTCAGCAGGCGAATGGCGGTCATGTCCGGGTCGTCCTCGTCCCAGATGTTCATTCCTTCCGGTGCCTTCAAAACAGGAAAGCCAGCCAGGTCGCGCTCGATGCCTATTCCCTCTATCTCTTGAATGCGGCGCTTGAAATACCAGCTCCGGTATGCGTTGCGGAGGATGCTTCTCCCTTCAGGATTGCCCTTGCGGCTCTTCGTCCTGAAAAGCAGCAGTTTCTCAATTGGTATTTGGATTATCTCAAAAGTGGGCGGCGGCATCTGTGCCATTCCCAGAAGGTTGTCATTATCATCATATAACCACTCCCAGAGAGTATCCTGCGCCCTGATGGGTAACTTTTGCCACCCTATCAATCCATCGGTGTACTTACTCTTTAGTCGCGGGTCGCTGTTCCTGCCTAAGCGCCGTTTGTAGACCAGTTCGTGAGCACTCCAACCAAAAGTTAAAAACGACAGAATTTCAGAGATGGTATCCGTCCATGTGTCGCTCATGTCGTCCATGCAGCTATAAATAAAGTCCGCTGCTTCTTGGTCTTTGACTGTGGAGCCTCCCGGCTGCACGCTCCAGCTTGCCTGTCTGATAAGCATTTCTATGGCGTAAAGGATGGCTCCGATCACGTCGTCGTTCTCGCTCATTTCCCGGTAAACTTCCACGCCCTTCTTGCCCTGAAGGTCTTTTAAGAATTCCTCATAAAAAAAGCCGCCGTAACGCCTTTGCCCCAGCCGGCCGATTTCTTTTA